TCTCACATCGCATTGTGCGTCAGCATCGGGAACAAGCGGAGTGCTGAAACTCGATACTCCGATAAAGGTAAAAGTAGCGACAAAACAAGGCTACGAAGAAGCGGAGCAAGGGGATTATGTCAATATCACCTACCCAGGTAGCGAAACAAAGCGTGGCAGAGTTGGAAAACAAATGGCACATACGATTACGTGTGGAGACGGCAATGCTGTCATCACGGAAAATGTTCGTATTAGAAAACTAACGCCAAGAGAATGCCTACGACTTATGGGTTGGAAAGACGAGCAGATCGATAAAATCCAAGCAGCAAAAACGAGTGGCACTCAACAGTACAGACAAGCGGGAAATGGAATAGTAGTACAAGTCTTGGAGGCAATCTTCAAGGCTTTATTTATTGAGGAGAACTGATGCAATACATAGCAAGCATTAGTTATGGTAAGGACAGCCTAGCAATGCTAGAAGTTATACACCAATACAAATTACCATTAGACCGCATTGTCCATGTCGAGGTGTGGGCGACGGAAGATGTTCCCGCTGAACTCCCAGAAATGATAAAGTTCAAGCAGAAGGCTGACCGAATTATATACGAAAAGTATGGGGTAAAGGTCGAACATATCAAAGCACCGAAGACATACAACGACTATTTTTACTACAAATGCAATGGCAAAAAGAGTAAAATGCAGGCAAAATCTACGGGTTTCCTTTGCAAAAAGGGAACTGGTGCAACTCACGATTAAAGGTAGACGTCCTACGACAAATCCAAAAAGGAAACATCACTTATATAGGAATAGCCGTGGACGAACCGAATAGGTTTCATAACCTAACGGAAAGCAAACGAAGTCCACTAGTGGAATATGGTTGGACGGAAAGGAGGTGTAGGGATTGGTGTAAAGCAAACGACTTGTTGAGCCCAACCTATACATCATCGCTCCGTGGTGGTTGTTGGTTTTGCCATAATCAGAGCATAGGACAGTTAAGAATATTGAGAAAGCAACACCCAAAACTATGGGAGATGCTACTCAAGTGGGATAAAGATAGTCCCGTATCGTTCAAAGGAAATGGAAAAACAGTCCACGACTTTGAAAAACGCTTCCAAATGGAAGAAACAGCAAAAGTACCCATTGATAGAACTTTCAAATGGGAAATGACGGAGGATAATAACATGACGAAAAGAATTTATACCGCTGAATCTGTAACGAGCGGTCACCCTGATAAGTTGGCAGACCTCATTGCGGATAGCATTTTAGACGAATGCTTGGAGCAAGATGAAAACAGCCACGTTGCCTGCGAAGTAATGCTTGCACACAATAAGTGCTTTATTAGTGGTGAGATTACGACCAAGGCAAAAGTGGACTACGAAGAGATTGCAAGACGCACGATTGATGAAGTTGGATATAACGCAAATGCGATAGAGTACGAGGTGAGAATCCACGAACAGAGTGCAGATATTTCTCAAGCCGTAGGTCGTGAAGAGCAAGGTGCAGGTGACCAGGGCATTGTGTATGGTTATGCAAGCAATGAAACCGAAAACTATATGCCACTCCATATCGAACTTGCTCATAAATTGACGAATAAACTCGAAGAGTGTCGAAAAACGGGGAAAATCAAAGGCTTGCTTCCAGACGGCAAAAGCCAGGTGTCCATTTCTTACAAGGCAGATAAGATTGACGAAATCGTATCAATTGTAGTGTCGGCGCAGCACACGGAAGAGAAAGACCTTGACAAACTCAAATGCGAAATTAAAGAGTTAGTAATTGCACCAGTTTTCAGCGACTACGATATCAGCAAAACTGAAATTCTTATTAACCCGTCGGGCAGATTTGTGCTTGGTGGGTTCGAAGCTGACACGGGTCTAACGGGAAGAAAACTCATGGTAGACACCTATGGTGGTAAAGCACATCACGGTGGCGGAGCAATGAGTGGTAAAGACGCGAGTAAGGTAGATAGGAGTGGTGCTTACCTTGCTAGATACATTGCGAAGAACATTGTCGCAGCGGGGTTAGCAGATGAATGCGAAGTAGCCTTGTCTTACGCTATCGGTGTGCCGAAACCTACGGCAGTAGATATCAACACTTTTTACACGGGAGCATATAACGAAAGAATTATTGCAACGGCGGTGGAGAAGGTGTTTGACCTTTCGGTAGCAGGAACGATTGACAAGCTCGATTTGAAAAGACCAGTATTTGCACAAACAGCGGTAGGCGGTCATTTTGGCAAGGACTTCCTAGCATGGGAAATCACCGATAAGAAGGAGGCTCTCAATGCAGCAATTAGACCGTGAGAGCCTGGTGCTAGATAACCAAAGGCTTGTATATCACATGTTTGATAAACTCTCAAAAAACCAGATTACCATTACCCACAAAGAAGATATTATATCGGAGGGAATGGTAGGACTGGTAAAAGCGGCAAATAAATTTGACCCAGACAAAGGGGTAAAATTCAGCACGTTTGCAGGTTCGTGCATTAGAAACGAGATGCTAATGTACCTACGTAAACTAAATAGGCAAGTCCCTTACGAAGTTTCGCTCAATGAGCCGATAGGCTATGACGAAGACGGCAGAGAACTTTGCCTTGGCGATACCATCGAGGGAGAGTCTTCCTGTATTGATGAGGTATTAGAGGTCAAGGACTTTGTTAGCAAACAAACGCCGATTGACAAGAAAATTCTCACCGCATTAAGCCAGGGACACACTCATAAGGAGATTGCTGCCATGGTTGGAGTAAAACAGCCAACGGTATCAAGACATATTGGCAAAATGCGAAAGAAATATCAGCAAAATTAACGCTTTTGTACTGGACTTTGCATACCGTTTGCGGTATTTTGTTGTTGTAAAAAGGAGGTTTACTATGGAAAAAGCAACGATACAATTTCAAAGCAGAGGACCATCGGGGAACATATTCGCAATACTGGGAATGGTAAGAAGAGAACTCCAACACCAAAGGCGAATAACCGACTACAATAACATGTGGGAACGGGTGCAAAACAGTCAAAGTTATAAAGAAGCTCTAGAGATTATAAGGGAGTATGTGAACCTTATAGACCTAGACGGACAATACTAAAAACAAAAAAGGGAACTTCGGTTCTCTTTTTCTTATTTTGGAGGAGAGTGTGGAAAACAAGATAATTACAAGAGCAGATGGCAAACTGTTCAACCCCACACTAGCCGAGAGAGCAGTAACCTTTATAAATATGCTCAAGCATACGAAAGGCGAATTCCACGGAAAGCCTTTCAATTTGATAGACTGGCAAAAAGATATCATCACAGATGTGTTTGGTACAGTAAAGGCAAACGGATATAGGCAATACAACACAGCCTACATTGAAATTCCTAAAAAGCAAGGCAAGAGTGAACTTGCCGCTGCCGTCGCACTTTATCTATTAGCAGGTGATGGCGAATGGGGTGCTGAAGTTTATGGTTGTGCAGCTGATAGACAGCAAGCATCAATTGTATTCGACGTTGCTTGCCAAATGGTGGAGCAATGTCCAGCACTAAAAAAGAGAATCAAGCCTATAATGTCCCAGAAGAGATTGGTATATACACCACTCAATTCTTTTTACCAGGTTTTGTCTTCGGAGTCGTTCACAAAGCACGGCCTCAATGTTCACGGGGTCGTGTTTGACGAATTGCACGCTCAACCCAATAGAGCCTTGTTCGACGTAATGACACACGGTTCGGGTGATGCAAGAAAACAACCCCTTTTCTTTTTGATAACTACTGCGGGAACTGACCGCAATAGCATATGCTGGGAAGTTCATAGCAAAGCAAAGGATATCATAGAAGGGAGAAAACACGACAAGTCATTCTATCCCGTAATATATGGTGCAGATGATGATGACGATTGGGGAGATATTAAGGTTTGGAAGAAAGCGAACCCATCACTAGGCATTACGGTAGATATAGAAAAACTCCACACGGCATACGAATCAGCGAAAGAAAACCCTGCTGAAGAGAACCTATTCAGACAGTTACGACTCAATCAATGGGTTAAGCAATCGGTAAGGTGGATGCCGATGGATGCCTGGGACAAATGCGATTTTGTGGTAGACCCCAAGGAATTAGAAGGGCGGGAATGCTATGGTGGTCTTGACCTTTCGTCAAGTACCGACATAACCGCATTCGTGCTTGTATTTCCACCGAGAAACGAAGACGAAAAATACATTATTCTTCCGTATTTTTGGATACCAGAAGATACGATTGATTTGCGAGTTCGACGTGACCATGTCCCATACGATACCTGGCTTGTCAAAGAACAGGTGCTTGCAACGGAGGGCAATGTAATTCACTATGGATATATAGAAAACTTCATCGAAGAGCTTGGTAAAAAGTATAACATAAAGGAAATTGCATTCGATAGATGGGGAGCAGTTCAAATGACGCAAAACCTAGAAGGAATGGGTTTCACGGTAGTGCCTTCGGTCAAG